CATGGTGGCTGCCCGTGGTGTGAAGAAAACCGGCTATTCAGCACCAAGCGCCGCGCCATGATCGGAAAAGATTGATCTTGTATATCGCCGCGCTATAGTACATCCCGCACCCACCTAGCGGGAGTCCATCCATGATCATCACTATCGGCAACACCAAGGGCGGCACGGGCAAATCGACCCTAGCCACCAATCTAGCCGTCATTCGCAGCAAAATCAGCCAGACCGTGATCCTGGTTGACGCCGACGAACAGCACAGTTCTCTCTCATTTTCCGAACATCGTTCCCGATCTGGCCTGTCTGGATACACCACGGTCGCCTTGACCGGGAAAGCAGTCAGCCACCAAGTTCCCAATCTGTGCCAACACTACCAAGACGTAATCATTGATGTCGGTGGTCGGGACAGCATCAGTTTTAGGGCCGCGCTAACCATCACTCAAATCCTCATTATCCCGGTACAGCCGCGCACCTTTGATGTTTGGGCAATGGAAGAAGTAGCTGAACTGGTAGAGCGTTCAAAAGCCTATAACCCGTCACTGCAAGCCTATTCCGTACTGAACATGGCGGAAGTCCAAGGGCGGGAGAACGCGGAAGCAGCGGCTTTGTTGCGCGAATACGCGCCTAATATCGCCTATATCGACAGCCCAATCATGCGCCGGAAGGTTTACCCGGAAGCGGTATCAAAAGGCAAGGGAGTGGTCGAGGTCAAGCCGATCAACCGCAAGGCGATAGACGAGCTAAACCAATTGGCTGACGCGATTTGGAGTTGAACATGACCATTCCGCGTAAGCCACGGACTGAACAAACCGCCAATGCTTTCATCAATGAAGCATCGCTGACCAGGAACCCGTTATTCCCGATCACGCTTCGTATTGATCAGGAACTGCTGGACAGGATCGATGCCGCTGCCAGAAGTCGCCACATTACCCGCTCGGCATGGATTAAAAATACCCTGAGCAAAGCGGTCAATAAGACATGATATTGACAAAACCATAGTAAACCGTGCAAGATTAAATAGTTCCCGCCACTTCGGCGGGTTTTTTGTTTTAAACGATGACAGAATCTCAAGAACCCCGCATAGACCCGCCAATCAGCACCGATCCGTTACCGCATAAGCTCATGAAAGATTTACGCGGAAAACGATTCGGTAAATTATTTGTGTTCGCGTATTCTCATAATCGAATGCGTGCTAACGGAGTTAATGACGTATACTGGAAGTGTCAGTGCGATTGCGGTGAAGTAACTGCACTTTCCCGTAGAAACCTGTTGTGCGACGGGACTCAATCCTGTGGATGCAAATCCACCGCTGGAAAAAAGGGAGTGGATAAGTTCAGGGAGAACGAACAAAAGCGCAGCCACATGCTCGCCAGAGTCAAGGCCGGACTGCCGCCCATGCCACCGACCATCGTTGAGGGCGATCCCGCCGTAGCCTTTGCCCATGATTCGCTGTTGGCCTATGCCTGTTTGCAGTGGGGCGGTTATCAGCCAGCTACCCACCATCGGTTGATTGCTCAGTATTTGGAGAGGGTTGAACGGGGAGAGATCAAGCGGTTGATGATTACCATTCCACCGCGACATGGAAAACAATGCGCTCATAGTACTCCTGTATTTACAGCAGCAGGATGGAAAACTCATGGTGAGTTAAAGGTCGGAGATAGGGTTTACACCCCTTCTGGATGTCAGACTAAAGTTATCGCAGAATCTACTGAGCATCATCAAAACGATTATCTGGTTGATGTTTCTACAGGAGAGGAAATCCGTTGTCATGCTAACCATGAATGGACTGTGTACGACAGGTTGTTTGGAAAATGGGTTACGGAAGAAACAGAATCATTATCTCATCAGATCGAAGGATTAAAAGGCGTTGAAAAACTAGATAATCGGTATGTGCTACCTACCCTTTGCTCTGATTTTCAATTTAGTATTGATTTCCCTTTTGATGATTTTAGATATATTGTTTCAGTAACCTATAGCCCTAACGAAGAATTAGGTAAGTGCATTCAGGTTGATAGCGAAGATGGGTTATACTTGGTTGGAAAGTCATTTATCCCTACCCACAACTCCATGCTAGTCTCCGAATACTTCCCTGCTTGGTATCTAGGCCGAAACCCGGATAACCGCTTTATTTGTACATCCTACGGTCAGGAATTGGCGTCTGACTTTGGTCGTAAGGTGCGTAACCAGATCGCCGATCCGCTATTCCAAGAGATTTTCCCCGATTCAAAACTAGCCGAAGATTCGGCGGCAGTCGATAAATTCAATATGGCCTACCCGAAAACCGGTGGTTATTTTGCCGTGGGTGTCGGTGGTGCGTTGACAGGGCGCGGGGCGCATTGCGTATCCGGCGATACGATGGTGACTACAGATCGCGGGGTTTTCAGGATTGATTATCTCGCTACGAGATACTCCGAGTTTAACGTGCTTTCATATTCTGTTGAAAATGATGTTCTTGAGTTTAAGCCAATTTTGGCTACCAGAAAATCATTTACAAAAGAATTAGTCTTAATTAAGACTTGTAACGGAAAATCTGTATGGGCGACCCCAAACCATCTTTTTTATATGAAGGACATAAAAGGATATGAACCTTCGATATTATTACAAAGCGGGAATGAGCTATTAACAGACAGGATGGAGTACGACACTGTTGTTAATACACTAACCGTTAATGTTGACGATATTGATGTTTATGATATTCAGGTTCAGGATAATCATAACTTCTTTGCTAACGGGATATTAGTACATAACTGCTTAATTATCGATGATCCTATAAGATCGAGAGAAGATGCCGATTCTGAGTCTAATCGCCGCAAGATCAAAGACTGGTATACGGCGGTTGCCTATACCCGCTTAATGGATCAAGGTTCAATCATCATCTGCCAGACCAGGTGGCATACGAGCGACCTTTCAGGCTGGCTACTCAAAGAACACAAGCACGAAAACTGGATCGTCTTAAACATGCCCGCTATTAACGAAAAAGGCGAAGCCTTATGGCCTGAAAAGTTTCCCCTATCGGTTTTAGAAAGTATCCGCCGAACCCTTCCCGCCCGTGATTGGCAAGCCCTTTACCAACAGCAACCGTTTACCGAAGAAGGTGAAATTTTCAAGCGTGGCTGGTGGAAGAAGTGGCCTGACGGTAAAGCCCTTCCAGAATGCAGCTACGTCATTCAATCGTGGGATACCGCATTCACTGAGCGCGACGTTAAGCAGAACTCGTTTAGCGCCAGGACCACATGGGGTGTATTCAAACGAGTGGATGACGATTATGCCAACGTGATTTTGCTGGAAGCATGGAAAGGCCAGGTAGACTATTCGGATTTACGCAAGGAAGCCATGAAAGCTTACAAGGAATACGAACCCGACAAAGTAATTATCGAAAAGAAAGCCAGCGGAATCAGCTTGATTCAAGACCTTCGTCGTTCTGGTTTGCCGGTTCATGCGTTCAACCCGGAAAAGGACAAGGTGGCCCGTGCTTATCGGGCACAGTCGCTATTTGAGAATGGTCGGGTATTTTACCCTGATCGCCGATGGGCCGATGAAGTCATTGATGAACTGTGTATGTTCCGCCCCGGCAATTACAACGACACCACGGACACGGTATCCCAAGCCTTTATCTGGCTGACTAATTCATGGCTGGTTAGAAATTCAGCAGACGTTGATTCTGATGATGACGATGATGACCTTCCTGAAAACGTAACCCGCATCAAGAGAAAAGCCGCTTATGGTTGATTCAGATAGCGAACTCAAGGCGTTAGTTTTGAGTATGCAGCGCCAGGTTAATGAATTGAACTCTCAACTCATTGATCTTCGATCTCAGGTTCGGTTATTAGATATGAATAACGCCGAAGATTTAAAAGAGCTTTTTGAGATCGTGCAAAATATCAAAGACCAATTTAATCAAAATTCGCCTAGTCAGGAAGCCGAAGATGAACGTCAGATTTCAGCGAATCGGAAGTCGAGTCATGTTAAAGTCACACCGGGCAAGACCAAATCGGCTACCCGCTTGGCCGCAGTGGCCTGATCCGGATGATCAGTTTAAGTATTTGTGCATCCCTTCTAATCAATACACTTTAGAAAGTCGCCAACTGGCGAATACCGAGGTTCGTCATGGCGCTATTACCGGTTGACCAGTTCAATATGCAGCAGGCCGACGAGTTCGACCCCCTGCTTCAAGAATTTCCTGATGAGGCGGAAGGTAACGCTTATCCAGTGAGCGAACTTCCAGAACAAGGGCTTCCCACTGAGACGGGCGAACCCGACCTGTCGGCTATTTTTGCCATGATGGAAGATGGCGGGGACGATATTCTAACGGACGAAGAACGCAAGCTGATCGGACTATCGGAACCACCGCTTGACGATAGCGACTTTACTTTAAACCTAGCCGAACTAATCAGTAAAAACGAACTTGCTAGAATCGCCGATCAGGTTGTTGAAAGTTTTGATGATGATGAACAGTCCAGAAAAGATTGGCTGGAACGGGAAGCAATGGGTATCCGCTTGCTGGGTGTTTCAGAGAATGTCGAGGACGGGGCTGAATTTGATGGCGCGTCAGAGGTTGTCCACCCGCTGCTTATGGAAGCTGTTTTGCAGTTTCAGTCGCGGGCTTTAGCGGAAATATGGCCCCCGGACGGGCCATGCAAGACGGTTGTTATGGGCGACCTATCCCGCGAAAAAGAAGAACAAGCGAAACGGGTACAGGATTATATCAATTACTCCTATACGATTGAAATGCAGGACGCTTTCACAATCACTGATCAAATGTTGTTTCGTCTGCCCATGTCAGGGTCGGCGTTTATCAAGCTGTATTGGTGTCCATTAAAAAATCGCATTGTTCGACAGTTAGTTAAGCCTGGCGATTTTGTCGTTCCTTATCATTGCGATAGTTTGGAAAGCGCCCCGCGAACGACGCACGTTTTGCGAATGATTCATAATGACGTTCGCAAGCTGCAACTGTCCGGGTTTTATATGGACGTGAAACTGATGGAGCCTGCTGATGAGGATTCTCAGACTAATACGACATTGCGTGATGAAATTGACGCGGCAGATTCACGCAGTAAAGCATCGTGGGATTATGATTCACAGCGCCATGTGATTTTAGAGCAGACCTGCTATCTCAAGATCGATGGTATTGATGACGACGAAGAACTCTATTCGCCTTATATTGTGCATGTTGAAAAAGAACAAAATAAGGTGTTGGCAATTTACCGGAACTGGGAAGAAGGCGATCCGCTCAGGACGCCAAAGCAGCATGTTATCCATTACAAGTTTTTGCCAGGGCTAGGGTTTTATGGGTTTGGTCTGCTGCACATTATGGGAGGTATTACCCGATCAGCCACTGGAGCATTGCGGGCGCTATTAGACGCGGCGCACTTTGCCAACCTTCCCGGCGGTTATCGGAGTCGGGACGCTCAGATTCGCGGTAAGCACACGACGGTATCCCCAGGCGAATGGTTGGAAGTTGAAACGACCGCCGACGAACTGAGTAAGGCGTTTTTCCCGTTGCCTTACAAAGAGCCGTCGCCCGTTCTGTTTAACCTGTTGGGTTTGCTGGATCAACTGGGACGGCGGATCGGCGGTGCTACCGAAATCATGGTGGGGGACGCCAACAATAACGGCCCGGTAGGAACGACCCTGGCTTTAATTGAACAGGGCTTAAAAGTGATGTCGGCGATTCACATGCGTCTGCATCGTAGCCAGCAAAGCGAGTTGCGGTTATTCGCTGATTTGTGCGCGGAAAGTATGCCCGCAGAAGGCTATCCGTATCAGGTTCCCGGTCAAGATCGCACGGTGATGGCCCAAGACTTTGATGAGCGGGTTGATGTTATTCCTGTGAGCGATCCGAACGTAGTTTCAGCGACCCACCGCATTGCGCTTGCTCAAGCTCAAATGGATTTAGCCAATGCCCACCCTGACCTATTCGATATGCGAGTCGTTTGTGAGCGGCTACTGCAAGCCATGCGGGTATCTGACTACGAACAGATTATGCCTCCGCAAAAGGAACCGCCACGGGCCGATCCGGTAACGGAGGGAACGTCGCTATTGACTGGTAAGCCAGTCCAAGCCTTTCAAGACCAAGACCATCAGGCCCATATTATCGTCCATCAGGATTTGTTGGAACGAGTTCCGCAGTTTATTGGCGCGGCGGGTACCAAACAGCGGTCGCAAACCCAAACGGCCATTATGGCGCATATTTCAGAGCATGTGGCTTTGCAAACCAGCCTGATGTACCAGCAGGCAATGGGCCAGCAAATTCCGCAGGGTGAGCAAATCCAGCCAGAAGTTGAAAACCAGATTGCTGCGTTAGCCGCGCAAGCCGCACAGATGATGCCGAAACCGGAAGCTCCCGATCCGAACGAGGCCCAGGCCGCACAGCAGGCAATGCAGGCCGAACAGTCCAGGATTAAGTCAGAGATGGATGGTGAAAAGACCCGTGCGGATATTCGCCGGAAAGACGCAATAGCGGCGTCTGACCTTGATCGTAAAAACGCAGCACTGACGGCTGAATTGAATCGCAACGCTAGTAAACATGAAGCGGAATTACTGACTAAGTTTATCAGCGAAAACGCAAAAAATTCACTGGCCGTAGAACCGCCAGACGAAGGATTGCCGTTAGACGGTTTTCAGCCGTAGGAGTAAGCACATGGCAAGCAAGAAAAAACCAATGGAACAAAAGCATGATGTTATGCCTGCGCTCCCACCTGAGCAACCGATCAATCCGACCGTTCAGTATATGCAGAACAATTTAGGTGCAGAATTTCAAATAGCACCCAATTATGGATTAAGAGGGTTGCCTGATGTTCCTAAGAATCGAGGAAATGCCGACTTGTTTCATGCTCTTGCCAACCTTCCTGTTGAACAAGGCGGATTAGTCGGCAGCAACCTTGAAGCAAGACCAGAATTATTTCTAGGAAAAGATAAGCCGGGGAAAATGCTTTTTTCAACGCCTAACGGGCTTAGTCAAGCAGGCGCTGAAATGGACGGAGCGAGTGGACTGACTTACATTGAAAATCCACCCAGGGTTTATGTCGATCCAACAAAGGCCATGAACTATGTTAAAGGAGAGGCCGCAGTCTCCCCTTTTTCAACCGCAGTCCATGAGATGCACCATGTAACCAACATCAATGAAAGAGCAAAGCCAAAACCTAAACACTATAAAAATTGGCTTTCAATATCGCCTAATGGAACGGCGATGGAGAACCATGACGCGCAAAACAAAGATGATCGAGTCCAGTTTTCTCAAGACGCATTTGATCAAATGTGGCCCTCAACAACAGACCCTAGAAAATCATTCGCCAATAATAATTATGAAGAAGCAATGGCTTCGGCTGCTGGTTTGGAGGCTATAACTGAAAGAGGGACTTTGCCGTGGAATACCAAGAGCGGCAAGCAGTTGTTTAATACTCCAGAGCGCCAAGGTGCTTATGTTGACGCAACCAGAACGGGTCGTGAACCTATCGCTTTTAATCCTGAATTATATAAGTACCGAAACGGATTAAATCGGTTTACGCCTGATTTTGATGAAGCTGTACAGAAAGCCCACAATTCAAGAGGCTCTGGCGGCTGGAATGCACTGATGAATACCCGTCCAATCAATCAGGTTGTTGCCGATTGGTTTAAATAATTTCAACCACCACAGGAGATTCCCATGAAAAAGGGAAAGGGCAAGCCGAAGCCGTGCTGAGTCGTTAATCTACTGAAATAGACCCCGTTACGCGGGGATTTTTCTTTTTTGTTTGGAGATTTTAAATGAAAAACCCTTATGGCACAGAGTATAGAGATATGGGCAATTTTCCCTTGACAAGGGAGCGGTACAAAGGGCTATTAACGTAAACAAGGCGGCTGAAAAAACTCCTGGTTTTGGGGAGTTTAATAAGTCAGTTGGGCGTAACCAGGGAAAAGTCCAGTCGGCAAGACAAAAAGCTGCGGCGGATGCTGGAATAGATTATTAACTATTATCAGATTCTCCGTGATAGGCCCCGGCATTTATGCCGGGGATGTATCATCTTAGTCTTCTCAACACCCATATAACTTTATGTACATAAAGAAGTCCTTTATGATCTGACTCGAAGGTTTTTATTAAGTCTTCAAAAGAGCATTTATTTATATTCTGATAGCCATGAAAATTTTTGCACAAACCGAAGAAAGTTCCTTGTAAAGTATCGATCCAAACAAATGGCAATAATGCATTGTATTGGTATTCAATTTCATAGCATACAGTCATTTCATTTGAAAAATCGTTATTGTAGCGTGGTGTATTTGAAGTACATAATGCACCCGGAACTTCGATTGTATCGCTTATAATAGGGAGATCACGGTTCAAAGCACTATGCGCTGTTGAAACCAGCAGGCTAAACATAACAGCTATCAATTTGGCTTTCATCGCAATCCCCAAAAGTTGGTTAGACGTATTGTGTTTTACTATGTAGCATGGTAAATTTATTTTTTCAACTCTTTTAGAGCGATCCATGATCCCACTTCAATCCGAGTCGTTAGCCATCTGGCATCAGAAGTACCAACTCAAAGATCATCAAGGCAACCCGGTCGATCTGTCGATTGACGACACGTTCAGACGTGTTGCCAAAGCGTTGGCTGCGGTCGAGGCAACGCCAGAGAAGCAAGCGGAGTGGGAACCGAAATTCTACCAGGCTATGTTAGACGGGGCGATCCCGGCTGGCCGAATCCTCAGTAACGCTGGGGCCGGTGACTTGAAGTCGGATACGTCGCTCATTAACTGCACGGTCGCCAATACGATCCACGATTCGATGCACGGCATCCTTGAAGGGGTTTACCAGGCGGGGATGACGCTCAAGAAAGGGAGCGGGATTGGCTACTGTTTCAGCACCCTCCGCCCGCGTGGCGCTTATATCGCGGGTGCTGGAGCCAAGACTTCCGGGCCGCTATCGTTCATGGATATTTACGACAAAATGTGCTTTTCCGTAGCGTCAGCCGGTGGGCGGCGCGGGGCGCAAATGGCGACCTTTGACGTAGGCCACCCGGACATTGAGGACTTCATCAAAGCCAAACGGGAAGATGGCCGGTTTCGGCAATTCAACTGCTCAGTGTTGGTTGACGATGCGTTCATGGAGGCGGTAGAGAAAGATGAAGAATGGCCGCTTTCATTTCCAATGACCTTGCATGAAATTGAACAAAGCGGAATTGATTTATTTAATCCGTTTGAAGTGGTCTGGCGACCTTGGCCTATCCATGACAACTACAAGGTTAAAAGCGGGTGTGTGGCCTGTAAGATTTATCGAACCGTCAGGGCTAAAGATTTGTGGGATACGATCATGCGTTCCACTTACGAATTTAGCGAACCCGGTGTGCTGTTTATTGATCGGATCAATCAGCAGAACAATAACCAGTGGTGCGAAAATATCCAGGCATCAAATCC